CACACCTACACTTAATGCAGACAACTAGACAAAAATCCAGAAATTTGCAAAAGCTAGGTACATCTTGGCGAACCATCCGAGGTTTGACCTGCCTACCCTCCTTCCTCCCCCCCTCATTACCTCCAAAGTCCTCTCTCGTTGACTACGCTCAGTTCCCTGACGTATGCTCGACAGAAGAGGCTTCCACTCGTTTCTCCGCCTTCCTGTTCGCCAAGCTCATTCCAAAAGAGCAATCACCTGACGAACTTCTCCACGGGTATGCTCACAAGCTATCCCGCCCCCCCCTCCACAACCCGGAGTACACCTCTGCTCTCGATAACTACCTCCTGCCGACATTTAGGTCTGGCTGGGACAAGGGTTACGAAAGCGAGGTGTTACGCGGCATCCTTTCCAACGGTAAGACTGTTGAAGGAATTCATGCTAGCGAATGGGACCTCAGCGTCGCTGACTTCCGCTCCATGTGCGTGGGCACCTCCCCACTACCCCCCGGCGCGATGTCTGACATCAAGCTCCACAAGGCCCTGGCCATTCCCGACTCTGGGAAGTTGCGCCTGGTAACCTTGGGTTCCAAGATACAGCATCTCTTAGCGCCCCTCCACCGCCTCATCTACGGCATTCTCACCCGGAAGGGCACCACACTCCGTGGCCCCCCCCTCCCTTCCACCTTCTCCTCATTCCCCTCCTCATCCGATCCCCTGTGTTCCGGCGACTACGAGGCGTCAACTGACAACTTGTCCTCGTCGCATGCGCGACACATCCTCCTTACCCTCCGATCCCGCTCCCGCTTCGTCCCACCCCAGATCTGGGACTTAGCACTCGCCTCCCTCCAAGGTACCGTCACTTATCAAACGTCTGACGGGACGTCCCATTGTTTTGAACAGACAACGGGGCAACTGATGGGCAACTACCTGTCGTTCCCTCTGCTGTGCATCTCGAACATCGCAACGCTGTTTCTGGCGTTCGGTTCGGAAGAAGCTTGGCGGATGGTGAACAACCGGTTGGTTGTGGTGAACGGCGACGACATCGTGTTCAAGGCTTCCCGGCTCAAGATTGCGCTTTGGCGCAGCCGGTTGCCCATGAGTGGTTTTGTCATTAACGACATTAAGACTAGTGTCCACTCGACACTATTCACCCTGAACAGCAAATTGTTTCGCTGCGGAGGTCGGAGGGTGAGGAAGGTGTGGCACCTCGTCCCTAAAGGTCTGTTTTCGAAGACCGACATCACTAAGCACCGTGATGTGATGGCCGCTCACGCAGCTATCGTTAGGGAGAACGTGCGGGGGATTCCGGGGAAGCTGAGGGTCCGGACGACTCGCGCTCTGGCCTCTATCAAGAAGCAGGCGTATGAGCGGTCGTCCGTCAAGACTCTGGCTGGGATTGAAGAGCGAGAATACCTGAGTTGGCCAAAGCGGTGGAAGGTTGCGGAGCGGTTAGTGGCTTGGGAGGTGAACCACATTCCGTTGAAGGAGCGTCATGACGGGGCGCGTTTGGAGAAGATCGAGAGGAGGTATGCGACGGAGGAGGAGATCGCGGAAAGTCCCACAGTGGCGGCAGAGGCCCGGTTCAACCTGTCGTCCCGTCCAAAGGTGATCCAATCTAACGATCGGTTCATCTCGGCGTGGGACTGGGAACAGGCTCACTTCTTTTGTTTCCAGAAGTGGCCACGGTATGAGAAGAGGAGAGAGGAGTGGGTATGGTTGAGAGAAGGAAGGATTCGACATGATGACATGGAGTTCGTGCCATATCACAGCGGTGCATAAGGCTCCTACTCGCATCAACGGTTGTGTGTTGCCTCACGGCGCACGTACCTGATGACGGCAAGCAGTAACGGTCCGCATGGGCGCCGGAACCAACCCCTACAAGCCAGTGCCTTGTTCTGGGGTCCGGAATCGCGGGGACCCGCATGCAGGCTCTTCGGAGCTTGTGTCGCCATTGCCTAGGGAAGATCGGGGGTGAAAGAGGGGAGTGGCTGTGTTCAGCAATTGTGATCAGGTGTGATCAAAGTGGAAGTGTGGAGGCAGTCTGTCCGTACCAGAAGGACATTCCCAGGGTTGGGAGCCGGTCTTATAAACCGGTGACTTGGGTTCGATACCCTCGCTTTGCAGCGGCCGCCGTTAGACTTGACGAGTTTGACCTGC